AGATATCATCATAATTACACTTCGTATCATAAGCCAGAGTCAGAGCAAGTTCAATCAACTTCAACTTATCTTCAAGTGCAAGAACAAGCCGAACGTCTTTGATGTTATACTCAATAAACTTTTGGTGATCTAATCTGTACAATTGATGAAGGCTGTCATACTCATCAAATGATAGTTTGTTTTCACCAAGTTCAATGTTCGCAATTGTGTCTAGTCGAAAGTTTTCAGCATTCTTACCACCTGGCGCATACCATTGATACAGTTCAAGATAGTCAAGTGCAGAGACACCAACAATTTCATATACTATCTGTTCTTTACCTTTGAATGTAGTCTTTCTTTCAGAATAGACTTTCCATGGTGACAGTTTCTTTACGTCATCTTCGCCAAGTACACGTGTGAAGCGATTGATAATGTAAGGAACATCAAAGAACTTGATATTCCAACCAGTAAGAACGTCAGGAGTATCGCTTGACCAATCAGCAAGGAAACGTTCACAAAGGTCGATTTCATCTTTGCATAAAACATAATCTACATTCTCATCAGAGTTTTTATATTCACCACAGCCATAAACTGTAGTGCGCCCATTTAATCTATGAATACCAATTGCTGTGATTGGCTCTGTTGCTTTGTATGGATCAGGAAAGCCATTCTCAGAACCAACCTCAATATCTAAGAACGCAACATGAAGATGAGAAATATCCCAATCAATGCTGCCTCTAAAAGTATCAGCAATGAAGGCGTATTCATACCTTGTATTACCATAGATTTTAAAGTTTGCAACTTCTTCATAACGTTTGACAAAATCACGTGCCTCCCTAATTGTTTCAAACTTCATAGGTTCCAATGGCTCATTGAACAATGAACGCCATTCGGACTTTTTGTTAGACTGTAAAAACAAAGACGGAGAGTATTTGAATTTGCTTTCTACTCTCCGACCGTTGTTTACACCACGAAAAAGAATGTGATTGCCGTGGACGCAAACATTCGTATAATATTTTGACATTACACTTTGAGTCCTGCTGGTGCTAGTTCAATACGACTAAACATACGACGATAGTTTTCAAGTAAGTCTGACACAGGAGTATTGACTGTGAGAATGTCATCGTTTTTGATAGCAATGCCTTCATCAAACTCTTCAGTGAAGGCAAGATACGGCGCAAAGCCAACACCACCAGGATCATTTGCAGAACGTGGTGGAACAGCGATTACTTGCATTGGATTTTTAACTACTAAACCAATTTCATACTCACCATCGTGTAGTTCACTAACTATCTCAGCAATGATAGTTTGATGTGTTTTGAAAGTTATACATTTGATTGTCATACAGTTACCTTAGTTGTTGGTTCAAAAACATCTAATGTTACCCACTTTTTGGGAAACAGCATTTCACGACCGCTGAAATCAGCAATGTCATAGGTTGGGTCATCAACAAGACCAATAAGTTCAACTTTATTGTCAAACTCTCTCATCACAAGATCATACTTGTACGCTTTAGGCAGTTTAGAATTTGATTCTGCCATTTGTTTTGCCACTTTAGCGATTGTACTCATTTTTACTCCTATACTTGTTGAACAACGATATTACACTTTTTCAAAAATTCAATACCACTTTCACTTCGGTAGTTATTACGATAGTAAACCTCCTTGATTCCTGCTTGATGTATTATTTTAGCACACTCTAAGCAAGGTGCATGGGTAATAAACATATTTGCCCCGTCACTGCTGCTTGTTGACCGAGAAACTTTGGCGATTGCATTTGTTTCGGCATGCAATACCTCTTTTTTGGAATGTAATCGACTCCATCCATGGACAGATTCGGTAAAACCGTTTTCTATGAGATATTCGGGTGAATAGTGACATTCTTCTTTGAGGACGTATTCGACTTCTTCACAGTTGTTATCCCAGCCAGATGGCATACCATTATAACCGATACCGATAATTGTGTTGTCTTTGACGATTACGCAACCAACCTGTAATCTTCTTGCGGTAGAAAGTTCAGCATAGACTTCTGCTGCCTTCATGTGGGCTTTTATAAATTTTTCTTTCATAGATGTAAGCACTTACTTCACTCGTAAGACACGACGAAAAAATGTTTCCGATTACTCTAATATCACAAGTGCTTTTCTAACAACAGACGCTTGATTAGCATGTAAGAAGAATGGCAAGAATCTTTCACCTAAGAATCCTGGATAACGCCATGGTAATGGCTCTGTTGTTGTCGCTTGTGTTGGATATGGTTGACTTGTGTTCTGCCAAACATACTCAAGCAGTTCAAATAACTCTGATGCATATTTCCTGAATAGTTGTTTACGCATCACATAGCATGTTTCAAAACTTGCTTCATTCTGGTCCCACCAGTTCAGTGAGTCTCTGTAATCTGGCATCAACTTTTCAATGCCTTCTAGAAACAGATTCAGATACTCTGCTGGTTGTGATTGAAGATATTGATTACGAACGGAGTATGGCATCGTTGTCAGTTTGTTTGTAATCGCATCATGCTCTTTGAGCAGTTCAAGTGCTGCTGCTTTCTGCTCATTCGATACCATATACTCAGCATTCTCTTGTGTTGCAGGTAAACCTGCTTTCACCACACTCTCTTCTATGTCGCCTTTGAAGTCAAGATAACGACGATACGTGGTGCAGCCGATAAAATCTGCACGGCCATGCTTCCACAAATAATACTCAGATGCTTGTTGACCCATTGCACGAAGAAACTCATCTTCACTGCACATTGTATAGTAATGACGATACTCATAAACGCTTTTGTGCATTGATGTGTTGATCCAGTTACCTGGACCAGGAGCTTGCCAGCCATATGGACCATGTGAGCCAGCATATGCTGCCTTCAACCAAGAGCAAGTATGATCGAATGGAAAGTCTTTATGAAAATGACTTACCATTAACAGATCAGTCATTGCTTTGTTCCTCTTTTTTCTTCTTTTTGAATTCTATGCGTGGAGCAATGATTGCTTTAATCATTTCACGTTTGTAATTGTGTTTTTTCTCACCACTCAATGAAGTCAGTAAGACCTTCAGAGGTTTTTCCATTTTGAAGTTTGAATTAGATTTCATTACCAAGCCCAAGAAACGTATGAATAACGTGTGCCTTTTGTTACAAGATCCACTCTATGTGGATAGAGAAAACAGGATGGAAAAATCATGATTTCACCTTCTTTTAAAGGAACAATGGTGTCTTGCCAAAAAACAAGTTCACCGCCTTCGTAATTATTATTTAAACTACCTAAGATTGAAAGTGTTGGTATTCCTTTGCGTTGTCCATCAAACATTGAGTGAATGTGGTCACAGTGCAATTTCATCTGTGTGTCAGGACGATAACGATTAAATCGAACTTCGGAATATCCTTGCCATGAATTCCACCAGTCGAAGCTGAAATCTGTTATATACTGTTGCAGACCTTCCCATATTCTTTTCATAAAGAATTCTTTATGATTCACATTTGACCATGTAACTGATAATTCGTGTTCATATGAATGATACGACTTATTACCAGCGTCATAGAATTGATGTGTTTGAAACTGTCCTTCAACCTTTTCAAGTTCTTCTACAGTTTCTTTACAAATATCTGAAGGAATCCAGTCTTTATAAATTTTGAGATATGTTTTGAGGTCTTTGTCCATTATGTATCCTTCAAGTGGGGCTTGCGCCCCACCCTTTACGCTGCTGCCTTTTCTTCTTGTAGAAGTTGAGGCTCAAACGTTTTTAGTTCATTACCAATTTCAATTTTGCGTGGCTTCTTATGCTCTGGAATGATGTTCTCAAGTCCAATGCGTAGAATACCATCTTTGAATTCAGCGCCCTTCACTTCAATCGTATCAGCAATAGTAATTGCCTTAGTGAAAGAGCGTGTGCCAATTCCACGATGTAGATATTGACACTCTTCTTTCTCTTGCTTCTCACCTTTGATAGTCAAAGTATTTTCTTGTACTTCAATATCAATTTCATCTTTACTAAAACCAGCAACAGCAAGTTCTACCACATACTTGTTTTCATCTGCTTTGATGATATTGTGTGGCGGAAAATTGTTTGTTGGTCTAGAATCGTTTAGAATTGCTTCAACATCACGAATAAAGTTTTCAAAGCCCAATGTTTGATTGAGAATCATTGGACCAAAGCGACCAGTAATAGTCATTTTTTTCTCCTTTTATAAGCAAGTTACAATTACGTGACCCCGAAGGCATCACGACTTACTTGGCAATCTGAAATGCTGATCGATTGACAAGATAAGTTCTTTGTGGATTACTTTGATTGAATACTTTGATGAACTCGTTTGAGCCTTCTGTCATCACATCATTGTAATCCCGAGTATACACTTCTTCTTTGGTATACTTGTTGATCAGTTTCACTGGATTTTTTTTCACTTTGTTCATAACCAGTCACCATTATTCTAATTTACCTTTTTTACCAATGTTGTATTTAGCAATCAATTCCCATTCATCTTTTTCTTTGAAAGAGATGATTTTTATCTGATGAATTGGTGCCATGTTGTTTTCTACTATATCATAGTTTACAATCTTTATCAAGCCCCATTCTTCTAAAAGATTGGCAATAGCGTTGCGTCTTTGTATATCATTCTCGGTAATAGTTGATAGTTTACCGTCTAGTGCGAATAGTTCTTTAAAATGTACAATGTAATACTTGCCTTGTTTGTGTAGAATGTGGCAAGATTGATAAAGTACCTTTTCTTTCCTGCTTGAAACACCAATTCTTGTAAGTGTCTCACGTACTTTTAGAAAGTCATCCTGTTCTGTCAGTGTGACTTCAACAAACTTAGATAAATCAACCATGTCATTTTCCTAATCCGCCCTTTTGGGATTCTTCTTTTATTTTTTGGATTTGTTCTTTGCTGAGTAGGCGCAGGGCTTCTCTTGCTTTGGAATTGGACAGGCCAAAAGCCAGTTTGATACATTCCAAATCATCGTTTTTTTCTGCCTTAGCCCACTTCGCAAAAGGTCTTTTCATAGACCTTACAGTATTTAGCAAAAAGTCGTTTTGCATCTTTTTGTCTAAATGATGACGGCGATTCATCTCATTGGCATACATAACACAGTCATTGTGCTGGGACAAGGCACGATTGACCAGAAATGGC